ACCGGCCTGCAGGCGCTGCTCGATGGCAAAAGCCGCTTCAACGCCCAGCCGCGGCTGTTGGTGACGCCCAAGCACAGCGCCACCCAGGCAGTCGGTACCGCCCTGGTGGCGATGGCCGACAAGCTGCGTGGCTTGGCCATTCTCGACGGCCCGAACACTACCGACGAAGCGGCCCAGGCCTACGCGGAAAACTTCGGTGCCAAGCGGGCCTATCTGGTCGATCCGGGGGTCAAGTACTGGGACACCGGCGTCAGTGCCACGGTCGATGCACCTGCCTCGGCCTGGGTCGCCGGGCTGTTTGCCTGGACCGACAATGAATATGGCTTTTGGGCTTCGCCGTCGAACAAGGAATTTGTCGGCCTCACCGGTACCGGCCGAGCCATCGAATATCTGGATGGTGACGAAACCTGCCGGGCCAACCTGCTCAACAATTCGAACATCACCACCATCATTCGTGATGACGGCTACCGCCTGTGGGGCAACCGCACCCTGAGCAGTGATCCGAAATGGGCGTTCGTCACCCGCGTGCGCACCATGGATATCGTCATGGACGCGATCCTCTACGGCCACAAGTGGGCGGTCGACCGCTCGATCACCAAGACCTACGTCAGTGATGTGACCGAAGGCCTGCAGGCCTTCATGCGCGACCTGAAAAATCAGGGCGCAATCATCAACTTTGAAGTCTTCGCCGATCCCGAGTTGAACACCGCCAGTCAGCTGGAGCAGGGCAAGGTGTACTGGAACATTCGCTTTACCGATGTGCCACCGGCAGAAAACCCGAATTTCCGCGTCGAGGTCACCAATCAATGGCTGACCGAAGTCCTCGATCAAGCCGCCTAAGGAGCCGCAAGCATGGCAATGATTCCCGAAACCCTGGCAAACCTGAACCTTTTCGTTGACGGCGTCAGCTTTCAAGGCGATGTGCCTAGTCTGACCCTGCCCAAACTCACCCTGAAGATGGAGGAGCATCGCGCCGGCGGAATGGATGCCCCGATCGAGATCGATCAGGGCATGGAGAAGCAGGAGGCCGGCTTTGTTACAACCGGCGTGCGCCGCGAATCGCTGAAGTTCTTCGGCCTGGCCGACGGTACCGCCTTTAACGGCACGTTCCGGGGGGCGTTCAAGGGCCTGAAGGGCCGTATCACACCGGTGGTGGTCACCCTGCGCGGCTCGCTGAAAGAGGTCGACATGGGCGACTGGAAGCCCGGCGACAAGGCCGAGATCAAGCACAACGTCGCGGTCACTTATTACAAGCTGGAAGTCGACGGCCGCCTGGTCTACGAGATCGATCCGCTTGGCATGAAACGCGTAATCAATGGCGTCGACCAGCTCGCCGCCCAACGTTCGGCCCTGGGCCTGTAAGGAATTCCCCGATGATCAAAGTAAGCAAAACCCCGAATTGGCTGGAGCTGACCGCTGATGCCGTTATCGTAACGCTGAGCAAGCCGACCCAGGCCAATAGCGTGCAGGTCGACAAGCTGCGCCTGCGCGCGCCGACCGTGCGCGATATCCGTGCCGCGCAGCAGACCGGCGGCGGTGATGACGAACAGCGCGAAATGAACCTGTTCGCCTCCTTGGCTGAGGTCAGCACCAATGATCTGGAAGGGCTGACCCTGAAGGACTACAGCCGCCTGCAGGCCGGCTATTTTCGCCTGGTGCAAGACGACGAACTTTGACCCTGTCGTACAGAAACGGCTGGCCAAGCGATTGGCCGCCGAACTGAATTTTTCCGCTGCTGAGATTGAGGCCATGCCGTTCGACGGCATGGTCTGGTGGCTATCGGATTGAGGGCAGGCAGGGGGTAGCGCATGGCAAGCAAAATGGCGTTGATGGTGGCCATTGGCGGCGCCGTCAATTCGTCGGTGGGCGCGGCCTTCAACACGGTCGAAAACCGCATCAAGAAACTGGAGGACAAGGGCAACAAGGCCAAGGTGCTGAAAAACACCATTGGCGAAACCATGCGCTTGCAGGCTGAGTGGAAGAAGGCCCACGACACCGGTGCCGCCTCGGCCGATGGCCTGCGCCGCAAGCTGGAAAGCAACCTTGACAGCTTGCGCAAGCAGGGCGTGCAGGTCGGCAACCTTCGCAAGGAATATCAGCAGCTGCAGCGGGTGGCCAAGGGCACCGACCTGCAGATCAAGGGTCACCAGCAGGTCGAGCAGGGCAAGGCCGGGGTTAAGTCTGGCATCGGTCAGGCCGTGGTCGGGGCTGGTGCCCTGGGCGTCGCCGGCAAGATCAGTGCGGACTATCAGGCGATCATCCGTGACATTGCGATCAAGGCGAACGTGGCCAACAAGCCGCAAGAGGCCGAAATGTCGCGCATGGTCATTCAGACCTCGCAAGACACCGGCATGGCGCGCAATGACGTAGCCGACTTGGTCAACCAGCTGGTCGGCGCCGGCATGGAGCTGGATAAGGCGCTGGCCTATGCGCCAGTGGCGGCCAAGTTCGCCATTGGCCAGGGGGCCAGCGGCGTCGACACGGCGAGCATGATCCAGGCGCTGCAGCAGAACGCCAAGATCACTGACCCCAAGGTCATGCAGCAGGCGCTGGAAGCCATCGCCATGCAGGGCCAGGCCGGCAGCTTTGAGGCGGCCGACATGGCCAAGTGGTTTCCGCAGTTGTTGGCGGGCATGGAGAAAAACGGTAGCACCGGCCTGGAGGCGGTCAGCTCCCTGGGTGCCATGCTGCAAGTGCAGATGAAGACTGCCGGCGGCTCGGATGAGGCGGCCAACAACCTCAAGAACTGGATGGAAAAGATCGGCTCGGGGGATGTGGTCAAGGCCTACGAAGATGCCGGCATTGACTATCAGGCCTCGCTTAACTCGGGCATCCAAAAGGGTATGTCGACCCTTGAGTCCAGCTTTGCCTTGGCGATGAAGTACGTCGAAGCCACTGACCCGGCCAAGGCCGCGAAGATGGCCGAAGCCCAGGCGAAGATCAGCGAGGAGACAGACCCCGAGAAAGCCAAGGCAATGCTTGAGGCCCTGGAAAAATCTCTGCGTACCGGCGACCTGTTCGCCGACATGCAGGTCAAGGCGGCGTTAACGGCCTACTCGCAGAACCGGGGCCTTTATGAGCAGCTGAAAAAAGACTCGCAGGACGCGGCGGGCATTCTCGACAAGAACCTGCGTGAACGCCAGGAAACCTCCGCGCAAATGTGGGCTGAGGCAGGGCAGGCGGTCAACGATTCCATGCGCAGCATGGGCGATGCCATTCGGCCCGCCACCGATATGGTGGCCAAGGGCATCAAGGCGGTGGCCCAGCACCTGACCAATCTGTCGGACGGCTCGCAATCGGTGGTGCTGGGTATCACTGCTGTCGGTGCGGCGTTTGTGGCCCTGCGGACCGTACTCAACGGCCTGAAGGTTGCCCGTGGCCTGGCGAACATTGCGCGCGGTGGCGTGCTTGCCCGTGGTGGTTCGGGTGCCCTGGGCGGCGCTGCTGACGCGATGGCGGGCAAGGGCGGGAAAACGGGCATCAAGCCTGTGGATACTGGCATAAAGGCCTTGGGTGGCCTCCTGGGTGCCAGTAACGACGCCGACGGTGGGCGCGGTAGCGCGCCGCAGCGGGTGTTTGTGGTCAACGCCGACGCCATGGGTGGTGTTGGCTCGGCGGCATCTGGTGCGGGGCCTGGTCGCGCTTCCCGGCGGAGTCGGCGCAGCGGCAGGCGTGCCCGTCGGGTTGGCGCTGGTGCTGCGCCGACAGCGATTCCTAAGGCGGCGCTTTCCGCTGTGCCGGACGCTTCCAGCGTCAGCGGCCTGGGGAAGATGGTCAAAAGCGTCAGGAGTGTAACCAGCCTCGGTAAGCGCTTGCCGGGCGGTGCCATATTGGACGCGAGCCTTGGCGGTCTTGATACGGCACTTAACGCCAAGACCCAGGACGAAAAGGCCGAGGGTTACGGCGGCGCCGCTGGCGGGCTTGCGGGTACGCTGGCCGGTGCGGCGGCGGGGGCTGCGATTGGTTCGGTGGTGCCGGTAATCGGCACGGCTATCGGTGGGGTTGTCGGTGCCTTTCTTGGTGGTATGGGGGGCGAGAACCTAGGGGCGATGCTGGGCAAGTCGTTTTTTGGCGAGGAGGAAAAGTCGGAGCAAGTCGCGGACAGCGGCAAGACTGCCGCGCCGGAGAAGGCGCCGACAACGCTGCAGGCGACGCCTGTCGCGGTCGCCACTGTCGCACCTGCTATGCCGGTACCGAAGGCCGTCCGGCCTGCTGCGGTGTCGGCGGCGGAACTTGATGCAATTAGCCCCGAGGAGATCGAGCGCCGGCATGCCCAACTGCCCGCCATCGCGCGCCGCGACCTGTTCGAAGGGGTGGGCGGATTCGAGGGCACTGGTGGCGGCCTTGGAAAGGGCTTTTCCCCTACGTTGTCGCTTGACACGGTCCACAAGCCCGCAGAGCGCGCCCAGGCGCCGACGCAGCTTTCTCAGGCCGACCTGGGTGTTGCTATGCGTGCCCTGGAAGGCGCTTCCCAGCAATCGGGGGTTGCTGCTCCTATGGGGGATGTTGTGCGCTCGCTGGTCGCATCTGTTCCGCCGCCGTCGGTGGCGTTGCCTGTGGCCGCCAAGGCGGTCGAGCAGGGCAAGTCGGAACCGCCGAAGGTCGACCAGCAATTTACCTTCTCGCCCAGTCTGGCTGTCACGGTTAACGGGGATGTGAAAGATCCCGCACGCTTGGCCAGTGAATTGATGCCGCATCTGCAGCGGCAGATGGAGGACTACAGCCGACAGGCCGCGTCCCGTCAGCTGCTCGATGCGGCGCATGTTTAAGGAGGTGCCATGGCCTACATGGAGCAATTGCAATCGGGGCTCAAGTCCATAGTAAAGGCGGGTGAGGCTGGGCGAACCAGCCTCGACGGCATGCTGGGTCCGCTCAATGGCGCCATTGGCGATATGACCGGCGCCGCGTCTGAGCTGGAAAGCCTGCCGTTTGTGGGGCCGTTGGTGGGGGAGAAGCTGCAGCGGAGCATGCGGGCGATCAACGCCGCGCAGTCGATGGTGGGTGAGGTCGCGGCCAAGTACAACCAAGCAGTGAGCGCGGCCGGGCAGGTGCAGGAGCGCCTGGGATCGCTGAAGGAGCAGGCCGGCAAGGCCGGTGCCGCCATCAACCGGATCGCCGGCAAGATCAGCCCGTCCCTGAGCAACATCCTGCCGACGGGCTCGTTTGCACCGGAACTGACGCCGGCGGCCGAGGCGGTGAAGCCGTTCCCGCATCTGCTGATCATTCAGCCGCTGGAGCCGAATGCCAAGCCGTATTTCTTCAACCTCGACACGGCGGCGTTTGATGAATTGCGCCGGCAGACCGCGTTCCGTTGGGCTGGGCAGGAGCGATTGAGCCGCAGCATTGCCCAGCAGGCCGTCGGCCAGGGCGAAGACAAGCTGAGCCTCAAAGGCGCGATCTTTCCGGGGCACAAAGGGGGGCTCAAGCAACTGGACACCCTGCGCAGTATTGGCCGCAACCTGCGGCCGCTGGGTCTGACCACGGGCTATGGCGAGGTGCTGGGCAACTGGTGCCTGCTGAGCGTGGAGGAGGAGCAAAGCAGCCTGTTGGCCGGCGGCATCCCGCGTAAACAAGGTTTTAGCCTGGAGTTTGTCAGCTATGGCGACGACATGCAGAACGTCTGACGGGGATCTGCTCGACACCCTTTGCCACCACTACTACGGCCACCTCAACGGCACCGTGGAGGCGGTGCTGGGGGCCAACCAAGGCTTGGCCGATGAGCCGCAACCCTACCGGGCTGGCGTGCTGATCGTGTTGCCAGACCTGCCGGCGCCGACCGAAGCCCTGATTCAGTTTTGGCATTGATCCCGAATTTACGCGTCATGAAGCCCCGCTTAATGCGGGGCTTTGCATTTCTGGAGTACTCACCATGAAACCTACTTTCCGCATTGTGGCGGATGGCAGAGACATTTCGGCACTGTTCAATGACCGGCTGCTGATGCTGCGCACCAGCGATAAGCCCGGTATGGAGTCGGACGAATTCGAACTGCGCATTGATGACCGCGATCAGGCGGTGGCACTGCCCAGTCGGGGCGCCAGTATTGAGGTGTACCTGGGCTATTCCGGCCAGGCCTTAACCCGTCTGGGTCGTTATACGGTCGATGAGGTCGAGTTGTCGGGGCCGCCTGACAGCCTGGTCATTCGCGGCAAGGCCAGCGATATGCGCGGCAGTGGCAAGACCACGCGCAGCGGCAGTTGGGAGAACGTACCTCTGCAGCAGATCGTGGGCGACATTGCCGCGCGCAATGGTTGGCAGCCGGCGTGCTCGGTGGCCACTAAAGTGCCGCGCGTCGATCAGTTCAATGAATCGGACTTCAACTTTATCACCCGCCTGGCCAAGCAATACGACTGCACCGCCAAGGTCGGCGACGGCAAGTTGTTGGTGCTGCCGCGCCAAGGCGGGCAGAGCGCAAGCGGTAAGGCCCTCGGCATGGTCACCATCAGCCGCCATGACGTGAGCCGCTATCAGTTCCGTCTCGGCGACAAGTCCACTCACAAAGCCGTACAGACCAAGCATCAGGACAAAAAGTCGGGAACGCTGCAGGTGGTCGATCTCGGCAACGACGAAGCCCCTGACGGCCTGCCGCCGGTGCATACCGACCGGCATATCTACCCGAACAAGTCCGCCGCCCAGCAGGCCGCCAAGAGCCGATTGGCTGCGTTTAACCGCAGCACCGCCGGGGTGCGTCTGGAAATGGCCGGCCGGACTGACCTGTTTGCCGAGCGCATGATCAGCGCCCAGGGCTTCAAGCCGGGCCTTGATGGTGAATACCTGGTGGATTCGGTCGAGCAGGTGTTTACCCAGTCCGGCTGGACCACCACCGCCGAGTGCAACGGCGGCAAGAAGGGCAAGGCCAAGGCCGCCGGGAAGCCGAAAAAGGCCCCGAAACAACTCAAAACTGTGGAACTGCAACCTTAACTGCCCAAGGGGCACCCCTGGAGAAAACTATGTCTATCAATGCGCAGCAGCTGCTGCAGATCCTCCCCAACGCCGGCGTAAAGAAAGCCGGCGTTTTTGCACCTGTGCTCAATGCAGCAATGGTCAAGTTCGACATTGTCACCCCGTGCCGACAGGCGATGTTCCTGGCGCAGATCGGGCATGAGTCGGGCCAGTTGCGTTACGTGCGCGAGCTGGGCGGCGACAGCTACCTGGCCAAGTACGATACCGGCACGCTCGCCCAGCGCCTGGGCAACACTCCCGAAGCCGACGGCGACGGGCAGAAGTACTGCGGCCGGGGGCTGGTCCAGATTACCGGGCGCAACAATTACAAGCGCTGCGGTGAGGCCCTGGGCCTGGACCTGCTCAATTTTCCCGATCTGCTGGAGCAGCCGGAGCATGCGGCCAGCTCGGCGGCCTGGTTCTGGCATCAGGCGGGGCTCAACTCCCTGGCAGATCGGGGTGAGTTTAACCTTGTTACTCGCCGCATCAATGGTGGGCTAAATGGTCTTGAGGACCGCTTGAAGCTGTGGGCGAAGGCTCGCGAGGTGCTGGCCGTATGACCATCAATTGGCGTTTGGCAGTGTTGGCGCTGCTGTTGGGGCTTGCCCTAGGAGGTCGTGGCGCCTGGCTGTGGCAGGCGAACAGTTACGGCAAGGCGCTGGCCGATCAGGCCGCCGCCTTCAAGACCGAGCGCGAAGATACCGCCACGGCAGCCATAGACTGGAAAAAGACGGAACAAACCCAGCGCCGGGCGCTGGAGGATCGCCTGCAGGCGAGTGACGAAGCCCGCTATAAGGAACTGCTCGATGCCCAACAAACTCAAGCACGCTTGCGTGACCGCTTGGCTACTGCTGATCTACGGCTGTCAGTCCTACTCACCGGCACCGCCCAGGGTGGTAGCGGTGGGGTGCCAATCACCGCCAGCGCCGGCGGCGTGGTTCATGGCGCCGCGCGAGCCGAACTTGACCCAGCGCATGCTCAACGAATTGTCGCCATCACCGGTGACGGTGACGAAGGACTGAAAGCGCTTCAGGCCTGCCAGGCCTATGTGCATGAAGTTATGCGATGAGTTGAAATTTGCAGTCCTTGTCGATGCCCATCACCGGCCGCTCTCGACCCATAGCTGCCGGTCAGCAGCGGCAGAATTCGACCCATTGCGGGCATCCTGCGAGCAGAGATGCTTTCGAATGAATTTGGAACAGTTCAGGGCATTGTCTGAATCAAGATATGCGGATGATTCTCTAATGGTTTCCATTCATAGAAGAATGTGAGTTTACGAAAAGTGCTCAGTGGCCACGAATGACAACCCCTTACGTCTAGTGCCTGGAATTTAGCATCATACATCTTCATTGAGGTGGAAAAGCATCTAGCTAAATATCAGTTTGAGGGGGTCTTTGCGCTAATCCAAAATCCGGAGAGTCGAAAAGTACCATCTTTCTCTTTGAGTAATACAATCCTTTCAAAAAAAATACCGGCTGAGTAAGTGTTTATAAATGTAATTGCATGTATCACTCCTTCGTATTGCGTGCTCGGATCATAAGAGGAAACGTCAGTACTTATGAGCTGGGTGTTTAGCAATTCGCCAAGAAAAGCCCTGCTTGAGCTATAGACATTAATGAACTGTTCTTTATCTGTACGCTGTTTAAAGAACTCGCTGACTTGGTGGTCCCAAACAAAGGTGTATTGCTGCCTTTTTAGGTTGTCCATTATAGCTGCTGCGGCCTTCTCGGATTGAATTTTGTCACTACTACCGGAGGTTGAATTAATGCTCGCGGCCGGAAGCGTTGGGCCTGTTCCAGGCTCCCGCTCATTTAGAAATTTTCGAAGAGCGCTAGCCTGAAGCTCATTGCGAATTAATCCAGCTTTCAAAAGGAACTTCAAATTTTCTGCGGCTTTCTCAGGATTACCAACCTTGATAACTTCCAGTATTCGAGCTTGTTCATATTTTTGATCTTCTAGCTCTCGCTGGAGATTTCCATTTACAATCGCAATAATAGCATTGCCTGTCGCTGCAATCGTCGCAGCTAGTATTGCAAGCACCAAGGGGTCTCTCCACTGAGAGGATCTACTCTGCTGTCGTGAAATTTCAACTTCTGTTTCTCGAAGCTTAAGTTCCCGCTCTCGGAAGCTCTTTTCAACCTCCCATTTTTCTCTATCGACGCTCTCACTGTTTGACATACTAACTCGACTCTTTTGGGGAGGTCTGCGTTGTTGTGTGCCTGATCAGATCTGGTTGAGGTTTGCCTTTAGTAATGTATAGCTACAGTATCGATGAAACGCTACTGCACCTCGTGATTTCATCCGCGATGAATGCATTTTTTCACTTAACAGCACTGAGTTACGGTATGCAATTTGTTGTCCGATGAGTTGACCTAGGGGGCTAGATTTTTCCAAATGGCTGCTTTTGGCTGATAGCTGCCGTTTGCAGGAAGGAATGGGCACACCAATTACTTGAATCCTATACTGCCCAGACCAGATAACAGGGAGCTGGATCATGGATGACCTGGAAGAAAAGATCGCCGCCGGCGAGCCGCTGATGCAGCAGGCAATGGATGCGCTTCACCGTTACCACGAGGCTCGGGATTCTCTTACGCCAGTGGAGGAAGTGGAGCGGTTGCGCTTAGAGGCTGAGTCCTTGTTTGAAGCTGTCCATGAATATCAGCGCCGTGCTTTTGGCAGGCCTGCGCATCCACTCCACTGACAATCTCGCAACTCCGCGACAGCAGCGCCATCAGAGGCCAGGGAAATGAAAGGCTCGACCAGTGAGACAGCGACGGCGGAACTATTGATGGAGCAAGCGTTGGATGCGCTTCGCCGATACAACGAGGCCAAAGGCCATGCCTCACCGGAGGAGGTGGAACGCCTTGGGCTTCGGGCTGTTTTGCTCATGACGGAAGCTCAGGAGTATCAGCTGCGGGCTTTTGGCGGACCGATACAACTTGATTGAGCTCACCATGGCTAGCCGTGATGCGACTCTGGTGGTTTCCCGCCCCATGTCGGTGAACAGCCGCCCAACTGCTTGTTCATCAGTGCAGTATTCTCTACGTGGAGCCTGGACACATCTGAGGTCAGCCGCTTGATCCTGCCATTCATCAGATTGATCTGCTCGGCTTGGCCCTGGTTGATCACCACCAGCTTCTCGATATTCTTTCGTGCCCGGGAAAGGTCGTGCTGCAGCTGCTCGTTCTCTCCCTGGAGCAGGAGAGCGTGTTGCTCGAGCATCTCCATGGGCGTGGGCATGCCCAGCGAAAAGCTGTCGTCGTCGATGATCACGGTGCCACCTGCTGATACTGTTTGGATATACAGTAATCGAGACAGGCCAATACTGGCCAGCTCGGGGTGACGAACTGTAGGAGGAGGGGGATTATGTTCGGTCGGTAGTACGCAGGTGGTATGCCGAGTCGGCATGAGAAAACTCAGCCCCTGCCGGACCAATCGGCGGACCAGCAGGCGAGTATTTGAGGGGGAGGTGGGGGGATTTGCCCTTGTAAAACCTACTCATCGCACCCGCTAGAGACCCATGATATAGCGCATGGTGATGTTAGCGGTAGAAATCAAGTGCTTATCCTGCGGGGGTTCCAGAGGTGTGTTTAGGTGCCGTCGTCTGTATTAGGCCAATTCCGGGCCAATCAGACGCTAGCCGGCAGCTTCTCCAG